CCTGGTGTGGTCGGCCTGGGGCAAGCAGCTTCCGCCCGACGAGATCGTCAACAGCCTCTTCGAGGTGCAGGACGCCTTCCAGCCGGTATGGAACGCCGTCGAAGCCGACGGCCTCGAGGACTTCCTGCTGCAGCCGATCCGCCAGCGGCAGGTACGCGACGCGATGATGATGCCGCTTCTGCCGGTCCGCGCGCCGCGCGAGCGCTCCAAGGAGGACTTCATCAAGCAGCTGCAGCCGTTCTACCTCGCCGGCGAGGTGATCCACTGCAAGCCGCTGCCCGAACTGGAGAACCAGCTTCTGGGCTTTCCGACCATGCCAAAGCGCGACGTCGTCAACGCCCTGGCCTTCGCCCTGCGCCTGCGTCCCGGCGCCCCGCTCTACGAGGATTTCGGAGGAAAGCATGTCACTGAAGGACTCACGCCAGCGCCGCGAAGGCCTGTTTGGCTTTGTCTCAACGCTACCCGTGGCTATGTCACAGCCATACTATGCCAGACGCTCGACGGAGCGTTTAGGGTCTACGCTGATGTCGTCCGTGAGGGCGACCCCGGCGCCGTCGTCGCCGACATCGTCTCCTGGGCCAGCCTCGAAGCCGGCCAGCGCGTCCGGCCCGTCTGCGGCCCCCAGCACTTCCAGCAGTTCGCCAACGTCGGCCTCGTCCAGGGCCTGAAGAAGGTTCCGATCGAGGTGCGGCCGAGCGTCGCGCCCGAGCGTGGTCGGGCCTACATGCGCAAGCTCCTGCAGCGCGAACGCCAGGCGATCCCGGCCATGTGGGTGGACGCCGCCGCTTCGTGGACCGCCAACGGCCTCCTCGCCGGCTATAGCCGCAAGCTCATGCCCGGTGGACAGCTCGCCGACCTCGCCGAAGACAACGTCTATAAGACCTTGATCGAAGGTCTTGAGAGCTTCATGGGCCTCCTCGACATCGGTTCGACGGACGATGAAAACGATGCTACCAACGCTGTCACGCACGACGGAACGCCCTACCGTTCGATGCTTCGAGGACGCGGATGAGCATGACCTATCGGCTGACCTTCACCGCGGTGCTGGTCCAGTGTGACGCCAGCGGCAACGTGGACGGCGACCAGTTCAACTTCGCCGCCTCGCAACTCATCACCGACAATCCGCCGACCGCCACGGACCTGAACAACACCTCGGCGGCGCTCGGCTCGATCATCGCCGCACAGCTCGTGTCCGTGACCGGCTTCACCGACCAGCTCAATCAAGACACGCAAAGCGGCTGACCCGTGGCGAAGAAGCGTCCGCCGGATCGGAACGCCGAGCTTTCCACGAAGTCGGCTATTCGCGACAAGCTTCTCGACATCTACAAGGATGTCGAGAAGGGCTATGGCGAGCAGCGCGACCGGTCCGACAAGATCATGGACTACTGGGACCTCTACAACTGCAAGCTGAACGACAATCAGTTCTACGAGGGCAACTCCAAGATCTACGTCCCCTTCGTCGCCGACGCCGTCGACGCCCGCAAGACCCGCTTTACCAACCAGATCTTTCCGCAGACCGGCCGCTACGTCGAGGTGATCACCGGCGACGAGACGCTGCCCCAGGCGACCATGGCCTTGCTCGAGGGCTATGTACGGCGCGCCCGGATCCAGACCGACGTCATGCCGGCGCTCTGCGTCAACGGCGACTGCGAAGGCCAGTATACGATCTACGTCGGTTGGAAGAAGTCCTCGCGCATGGTCACGATGCGCGATCAGGTTCCCTTGGAAAAGGCCGGCGAGGCCATGGAACCGGTGGACGACATCGTTACGCGCGACGAGGCGGATGATCGGCCGGACGTCGAGGTGATCCACGACGCCGACGTCCTGGTGCTGCCGGTGACCGCCACCAATGTCGACGACGCCATCGAGAAGGGTGGCTCCGTCACGCTGCTGCGCCGTTGGACCAAGGCGATGATCAAGCAGATGATCGAGGACGGCGACTTCGTCGAGAGCGAAGGCGAAGCCCTCCTCGAGGAGATGTCGAAGCAGGCCGCCGACGGCATACAGAACCCGCCGAAGGAACTGGCCGACGCCGCCGGCATCAAGGACAAGGGCTCCTTCGCGCTCGGCTACGAGACCTGGAGCCGGCTTAAGGTCGGCGACGACTGGCGGCTTTGCCGGATCTACTACGGCGGAGAGAAGCGTATCCTCGGCTGTAAGCTCTGCCCCTACTGGTGCGAACTCGCGCCGCTGATCTCGGTCCCCGTGCGCAAGCAGGCGGCGGTGTTCAAGGGGATACCGCCGGCCGACCGCGTCCACGACCTGCAGATCTTCGCCAACGATACGATCATGGAGGGCGCCGACACCGCTCACTTTAGCGCCATGCCGATCGTCATGACCGATCCGGAGAAGAACCCGCGGGTCGGGACCATGGTGCTGGGCCTGGCGGCGGTGTGGGAGACCAACCCCCAGGACACCCAGTTCGTCGAGTTTCCGGCCCTGTGGAAGGACGCCTGGGATCGGGCCAGCTCCGTGCGCGACCAGATCTTTCAGACCCTGGGCGTCAACCCTTCGATGATCCCGTCGATGCCCGGGGACAAGAAGCCGAATCAGGCCCAGGTCGCCCAGCAGCAGCAGGTCGACATCCTCACCACCTCCGACGCGGTGACCGTCCTATCCGAGGGCATCCTGACGCCGATGATCCAGCGCTTCGCCTTCTACGATCACCAGTTCCGCGACGCCGCCACGACGGTGATGATCTATGGCGAGATGGGTGAAGAGGCGATGATGGAGGAGGTCGAGCCGCTCCAGCTGAACCGACGCTGGGAGTTCAAGTGGTGGGGCGTCGAGGCGGCGCGCAACGCCGCGGCCCAGCAGCAGCAGATGAGCGTCCTCAACGTCATCAAGGAAATTCCGCCGAACCTATACGAGGGCTACGAGCTGCGCATGGCTCCGGTGATCACCGGCATGGTCGAGAGCGCGTTCGGCGCGCGCCTGGCGCGGCAGATTTTCCGCAAGAAGCGGGTGATATCGCTCGACCCCGAGCTCGAGAACATGATGATGCTGCACGGCCACCGGGTCCAGGTCCACGAGGCCGACGACGACCAGCAGCATATCCAGGTCCACATGTCCGCGGCCGAGCAGGATCACCACGGCACCATCCGCGAGCACGTCGCGATGCACGTCCAGCAGATGCAGCACAAGGAAATGATGCAGCAGCAGGCGGCGATGGGCGGCCAAGGTGGAGGCGGTGGGCCGCAACCGGGAGCCGCCGTCGGGAACAAGCATGCGCCGAAGGGGCCGGCCGGGTCCATACATCCGGACCAGATGCCCGCCGCCGGCGCCACGACCATGCCTCGGAAGATGTAGGAGATGAGCGTGGCGGTGGAACTTCCGCGGCTGTGGGACTTTCTCACGGGAGGCGCGGGCCTGGGGGCCATATTCAGCGCAGTCGCCAGTTGGGCTGCGCAGAAGCAGCGACTGGAGGATGTTGTGGCCCAGGTGGACACGAACACCGATGACATCAAGAAGATCGACGAGCGCAGCCGGCTAGTCGAGCGGATCGACGAACGGACACAGGCGATGCTGCGGGATCAGGCCGCCATGAACGTCAAGATCGACGCCGTACTGCGCGAGCTACGAGGCCAAGTTGACAACCATCGCTGACCTATAGCACTATAAAACTCTCGCTTCGGTCCACGTTACGGGCCCTTCGCTTGAACCCACGTCACGGGCTCGAAAGGCAGACTCCATGTTTCTACGCCATTTGCTCCTGGGCGGCGTTTCACGCGCGGCTCTGGCCCCCCAAACCGACAACGAAGGCGGCGAGTACGATGAAGACGAAGATGACGTCTCCGGTGCAGATGCCGACCTCGACGATGAAGGTGACAGGGACGAAGATGGTGGAGAAATCGATCCTGCCGATACCGATCAGGATAGCGGGTCAGACGACGACAGCGCCGAAGGCGAGGTAGACGACGAGCCGCCACCGAGGCAGCTCTCCCGCGCCGAGAAGCGGATCCAGGCACTCTCGAACGAGGCCAAGGCCGCGACCGAGAGCGCCGCCCAGCTAAGAAACGAACTGGCTGCTCTGAAAGCCGAGCGCACCCGGGCATCTGCTACGGAAGCGCAGGCCGCCGAGAGGCAGCGCCTGGAGAACATGTCTCCGGACGAGCGCGCCGAGTACCGGATCGCCCAGCTCGAAAAGACGATGAAGGCCGATCTGGAGCAGACCAAGTTCACGATCTGGGACCAGAACGACAAGACGAGTTTCGAGACCATGCTGGCGCAGCGCACGGATCTTCCGAAGGACGCCGCCACCAAGGTCGAAGAGTATGTGGCCCAGATGCGGGCCGCCGGCACCAACGCCCCCCGGGCCACGGTGTTGAGGTATGTGATTGGCGACTTGGTTCTCGCCGGTGCGCCCAAGGCTCGTAAGCGGGCCCAGGCCACGGCCGACGAGAACCGGCGTAGAGAGACGGTAGCGCCCCCGCGCACCCGCCAAAGCGACGCCGGTCGCGGCGGACGCAGGAGCGGAGCGAACACACCGGAAGGCCGTGAAGCGCGCCTGATGGACCGACCACTCTAGACGAGGCCTATTCCGGTCCTCGTAGCGACGGGGACCGAGACCGATGGCTGTCAATCCAGCATCAAATTTCTCTGCGGATATTGAAGGCTATATCGCCGACAAGACGCTTCCGCTCGCGCGGCGACAGCTAGTCGCCTATCAGTTCGGCGATCCGCTGACCTTGCCCAAGGGCCGCGGCACCACCTACACCGCCACCCGCTACAACCGTCTGCCGCTTCCCTTCGCGGCGCTGTCCGAAGGCGTCCCGCCGATTGGCGAGACGATGACCATCTCCCAGGTGTCTGCCGTCGCGCTCCAGTGGGGCGACAAGGTGACGATCACCGACATCGCCGAGATGACCATCAAGCACCCGCTGTTCCAGAAGGCCACCGAACTGGTCGCCCTGCAGATGGCGGAAACCCTCGAGCGCAACACCTTCAATGCGCTCATGGCCGGGTCTCAGGTCAACTTCGTCAACCAGCGCGGCTCGCGTGGCGCCCTGGTCGCCGGCGACGTCCTCGACTCCACCACCGTCATCCGCACCAACGCCGCGCTCGAAACCCTGGGCGCCCCGCGGTACATGGGCGACGAGCAGACCGACGCCAAGATGGATGTCGAAGGCGGCGGGTCGAAGGCCTCGTCCAATCCCCGGGCGATGCCGCACTATGCGGCGGTCATCCACACCTTGGTAGTCGGCGACTTCCGCTCCCAGGCCGACGTCCGCCTGGCGTGGACCTATTCCGACCTGAACCGCCTCTACAACTACGAGGCGGGCGAATGGTCCGGCATCCGGTTCTGCAAGTCGAACCTCGTGCCGACCTTCACCGGTGTCGCCCAGATCAACCCGACAGCCGGCCTCGCTGGCGCACTGGCGACCAACAACTACTTCGTCATCGTCACCGCGTCCGACACTCAGAACCAGTACGAGAGCCGGATCTATCAAGTCTCCTCGTCCACCGCCGTCGTCGGGCCCAACGGCTCGCTGTCGGTGGCTCTGCCCTCGATCGTCGGCTTCACCTTCAACGTCTACGTCGGCCTGACGTCGAGCCCCGCTAACCTCGGCCTCTGCGCCCTGGGCCCGGTGCAAGGCCCCCTGGCCGGGCAGGCGACCCAGTTGGCGCCGAACCAGACTGTCGTCATCACCGGCATCGGTGTCGCCCAGACCCCGCCCGCCGCGCCGGCCACCGGGATCACGGTCTATCCGACCTTCATCCTGGGCCGCGGCGCCTACGGTCAGGTCGTGCTGGACAACGCGAAGTTCAGCTATCTGAAGAACGCC